CTGCCAGTAATCATCTGTAGCAATCAGGGCGTAGAAAACGCCCGCGACAGTATAGACCGCCGCCGCATTTGTCCTCACATCCTGTACCGTTGTCCCGATTGTTATCCCTAGGTCAGCGAAAGACTGCGCGTAAAGCGCCTTTTTGGGGCCGGTCAACTCGTTCAATTCGCTGATAAAAATCCAGTTCGGTGTTCTGACGAGGCCGTGAGGTACTACCTGATCGACTGCCCCCGCCAGTATATTTGCTGATAGTTTCGCTATTTGAGTCATTTTCCAACTAGCCTCCCTTTCTCCCGCCGATCTTCTTTCTTGCGGCGGTGATCAGTAAGTCTTTTAGAAGCCACAATCCGAAGACGGACGCGGCGACCAATGCGAATGTCTGAGCGTTGACGCCCCACTGAAAGCCCTTCGGCGCTTCGCCTGAGCATACCATAGCCGCCTCGCTGGGAGGCATGTTATAGGGTTCTGAGGTATACTTCTTCAGGCATTCCAGGTAGTCCGACTTTTCCTCACGCTTTTCGTGGAACTGCCAGATCGTCCCTCCGCCGATCAGCGTACCCGCGCCGATAATGAGCGCCGTTACCAGGGCAATGCCTAGCTCGCCGTCACCCGGCGCTTGACTCAGGACGGGCGCGGCCTGCTGTCGAAGATTTAAACCCTTCCTGGTGATGAGCATAGCGTAGCCCTCCCTATGAGAACACCTTTCCGCCTATAAGCCCCAGGGCGATCCAGAAGATCGGGTGCGTGTAGATAGGTCGCTTCGCAGGCGGTGGACACAGGAAAGGTATATAGCCCATCATACGCCTGCACTCTTTTTCGCCAAGCATAGCGGCGCATGTGCTGAACGCAGCATCGAAAGCCTCCTGATAGCTCGCCGCCGGCCTCGCCACTGTCTCTTGCCCAAGTCCGCTTAACGGTTGCACTTTGCGCTGTAGGATCATGTTCCCTCCTCCTCGTAATAGCCCCTCGCTGGCGTTCGGCGTCCGGGTTTCCGTCTCTGTAGTCCGTTCTTTCGCCTTGACAAAGCCACAAGAGAGAAAGCAGCTATTCCCAACAGGACGATCAGCCGTGTATCTATCCCTCCGGCTCTCGCTGGCTCCCGCGCGGGGGTCCAGACCTCCTCCTCCTCCACGTCGGCAGGCGACACAAACGCCGGCGGGTAATAAGGTATATACGGCTCGTAGTGGGTCGGAGGCATTCCCGGTGAAACTGTGATAGGCTCTACTGGCGCTTCCGGCGGAGGCACCGTAACAACGGGCGTAACGGGCGTAACTGTTGCGACCGGAGTCGTGACGCCGGGAACGGCTATCGTGATCCCGCGTGATAGAAGCTCAGTCCTGATGTCTAAGTCTGTTATAACTCCAAGCGCGCTGCCCATGATAGCCTCCTACATGCCTAATTTGCCCCTGAAAACCGCAAACGCAAGCAGACCGCCTCCTACCCATGCCCAGGTCGGCAGTTGGTCGAAAAACCCGGCCTTTTCTTCGGGTATGGGAAGACAGCCCCCCTCCGGCGTTGGGTAGAAGCCCGGCGGACACTGTACCTGCGTTGGCGGCGTGATCCCTCCCGCCGTTCCGAATTGGCTCCTTATCACTTGCTCCCACTGCGCCGGCGATCTACCCTGCGGGTCGGCCTTCGCGATTGAGGCCGCTATTGTCTGTATCTCAGCCGGTTCGAGGCTTTGCACACCTGACTGCTCCTTCGCTCCTTTGATCGCGTCATAAGTACTGAGACCCAGACCCACGCCCTGGATAGTCCATCCTGCGATCTGCATTGCGAGCGCCCAGTTGAAGCCCAAGCCTGGGGTCTTCGCTCCTGAGAAAACCTGCCTCTGTGCAAGGATGGAATCGAACTTGTGAATGGGATTCCCGCCTCGCCCTGTGTGGATAACCATTGTCTAACCTCCTCGCAGATGTTCATCGTGCTAGTTGGAGAAGCCGGCCGCCGACGACTGGCGTGTACGTCCGCTGATAAACCATCTGATCGACGATGGCCTTCGCTCCCTCTGTCAACTGGTCAAATACGCCTTCTGGAACTTCGAGACTGCCCGGATAGGGTCTTACCCCGCCCGCTATCAGAGTATGTGTGACCGCCTGCGCTACCATTTCGGACTCGATCAGGCAGTCGGCGCGGCCGGGCGTAACGCCTGCCTCCGCCTCCGCCGCCTGTTTGCATTGCTCATAACTCTTGAAGATCGCCGCCCGCTGCGACCATCTTTCCAGCCGTTCCGCTTCCGTCTCAACGGGCGTCCCTGGAACCGTCGTCGGCGTCGGCCTCTCCCGTTCCATCATAAAGAGTACGTTCTTGAGATCGCGGGGCGCTCCCTCCCTCGTATATACGCCCGAACTACTGGCGGCTACTCTTACGTGACCCTCCCACCCCGGGTCTGATGCTGCGTTCGGATCGCCACCGGCCTCAGAGTATATCCGCTTCCCGGCGTCGGCTCCCTTCTCCACCAGGTCAACGTATTGAGCGTCCTCAACTATGTAGTAAGCCCTCCCACTGACGATCAGCTTTATCGCAGCCGGCTTGTCGGTCTTCCACACAAGCGCCAAGCCCATCATCGCAGCGCGCGCGACTGATAGCGTGACGGTCGGCGTTGGCGTCGGCGTTGGGGTATAAGGCCGCTCAGGTCTGAGCCTCGGCGTTGGAGTAGGGGTCGGTGTTGGAGTAGGGGTCGGCGTCGGGGTATAGGTCGGCGTCGGGGTATAGGTCGGCGTTGGAGTAGGGGTCGGCGTTGGAGTAGGGGTCGGCGTTGGAGTAGGGGCCGGTGTCGGGGTAGCGACGGCAACCGTGATCCCCATGTCTCCCAGGAGGCCAATGGTGATCAGGTTATATGCGATCTGTATAAAACGCCTGTCAACGTCCTCGCGAACGAAGACCGGATCGCTTCCAACGTCCTCAATCCATTCGCGGGCCCCGAGGACAACGCGATTCATCATCGCGGCCTCCATCACCATCCCCTTACGGTAGCTGATCCCCAATTCCTGCATAGCGCCCTTGACTGCCCACTCCGCGCGCTCTACGTGCGATGATCCCCACCACTGCCTCTCTTGCTGGTAGGGGATCGGCGAGGTTCCCTGTCCAGTCGGCAGAAAATTTGCGCTCTGGGATCGCGGACCCCTGGTGATGCCGATACTGCTCAGATATTGCGCTGCTCTGGTTTTCCCCTGCTCTCGCAAGTCGTGATGGCTCATACCCTCCGGCGTCGTGGCGGAAACGTTCAGATACTCCACCTGCACTATGTTTGCGCCTGTAGTCGTAACGACCTTGTCATAAACATCGCGCTTGAGGCTTCCGGGCATGATGGGAATTTTCCAGAAGTCGAGGGCGTGCCGGACCAGAGCGCCAACATCGGCTTTCGCTGACGGTCTGAATGGAATTCCAGATGTCAATATGGGTGTCAATACGGGGGTTGGTGTCGGTGTGGGCGTAGCTGTAGGTGTGACGGTCTGGCTTAAGATACCATCAAAAGCCTTCCGTGAGTTATCCTGCGCGATTAGCATTGCGATCCCCCTTAACGCCTGTGTAGTAGAGACCGCGAACGCCAGAAACAGAAAACCCCGCGAAAGAGCATAAGATTTCTGGCGCTCGCGGGGTTTTCCTTAGTGAGAGTAATCAGTGATCAGTGATCAGTAATGAGTGGTGCGCACGTTGGAAAGCCCTCTACCTCAATTACTGATCACTGATTACTGATCACTGTAAACAGTTAGTTGACCTCGTAAAGGAGGGAATTGGCGATCCCGGTGGGTTCCGCTCCTACGGCTGGAACCTGTGTCGCGTCAACTGGTATCCACTGTGTAGGGTCTTCTGGCGGTGTGCCAGATAGCAAATATATGTGATGATAGTCGGGCTGCCCCTCCATCTGGATCACCTTGATCCTGATAGGGTGTCCTGCCGCTTGCAGCATCGCTCCGCCGAGTGCTGTCATGTCGTCACAGTCGCCTTTCGCCATTTGCAGCGTCCGATCTGGTGTGCTATACGTGTCGATCCCGTATGTGTCAAGGGTGTAGCGCACGTTACGCTGAATGTGGCCAGCGATAGCGTTGACCTCGCCTAGCCAGTCGCGAGGCTTTACACACCATCCATCGGTGCAGTAGTCCGTGAGAGCCTGCGCGACGTGGGTGTGGACGAGTGGAGATACACGGCCTTTCTGGATGTTCCCGGCTATAAGCTCAACGCGGTCATCCGTCGTCCTGACTTTCTTGATCCGTCCCTTCATCGCTGCCAGAGTCCAGGGGTCGGCTGTCATCTTCTGTCGCCTCTGATTCCTCTGAGGCTTCCTCTGCCACTGTAGAATCATAAACTGCATCTATCACCGTTTCCTGTCGTTCGTCCGCTTGCTGCTCGTCCGAGCGGTATTCCGTGACTATATTGATAAAGTCCTGCCTGCATCGTTGGCTAAACTCCGGGTCGGCCGCGAATTCAGGGATTATGCGCGACCATTTATCGAAAGCCGCCGCCGGGTCGGGTATGGTGATCTCCCATTGGCCGTTGATACATCGCGCCCCCTCGCAAAGACAGACCGTGTCCACAAACTCCGACGCGATCTGCTCTGAGGGAGCGCCCCGCTGGATCATGCCCCGCATCTTGGTTATCGCGCCAGTGCCGATCTCTTCGGGCGTGAGAGCGCCCGTCGCCGTCGGGTCGGGTGCGCTCATGTCGGCCTGGCGGCTGAGGGCGCTCGCCTGATCGGTCGGCGCGGGATTCCCGGCGGCTCCCGCGAATCCCGCCTGTGGGTTCATACCTTCCTGACGCTGTGGCAACTGGATCACGTTCGAGTTATCAGCCGGGGGAAGACCAGCCGGCGCGCCGGGTGCGGCTCCTGCGATAAGGTTTGCGGCGTGAGGAAGGATCGCGTTCCCTAAGCCCTCGGCGATCTTCTCCAACGCGCTAGTCTTGGCTCCTGTAGCGGAGACCGGCGCTCGCCGGCGATCCAAGCCCTCGACGAGATCGACGGTGCTTTTTATGACGCCAACAGCGTCAGAAAACCCACCGCCGCTCTGCGTTGCAAGAAGGTGCTGCATGAGAACCTCCTCCCTCTTCTGCTGCCCCTGGAAGATCATCTCATACATCTTGAGCATCCCTGCATTCGCGCTGTCCGCTTTCTCTGCCTTCGCTGCCTTCGCCTCCGTGCTCTTCGGCTTCTTCCGGTCGCCCTCGATCTTCAATTTGTAGGTCTCTGGCTTGTCTGAGTCCGCTAGAGTGAGCAGCGTACCTTTGGGCTGTCTAAAGGTGATGTTGTACTTCCCCGGCCCGCACTCCTCAGCTACTAGCTGGTAGAATGACAGGGCGTCAATATCGGCTATGTCCCATTGGACTTTCATAACCCCATCAATGGGTGATCCCTCTCGCGCGATCTGGATCGTTAAGTCCTGCCCTAAGCCCTTGAGCACAGCGATCCGGTCTACGGGATCAATGGGGATGACCTCTTTCTTAAGTTCTGTCGCGTCCTTTACCCTTAGTCCGTCTCTTTTTCCCCGAAATGGTCTCCAGCGCATCTTGATCCTCCTTCCGGGCGCGCTTGATTGCAGCCGCGTCAAGCTCTTTCCCACGCTCTATGAAATCGTCGATCTCAGATATTAGAAAATATCGGGTCGCGTCGAACCGTCTGAGGACTGTGAAGCCCCACTCGTCCGCGTGCCTGTTCAGCGTCAGGTTAGACACACCGAGCCTCTTCGCTGCCTCCCCTATGGAAAGACTGATGTTTTTGGATAAAGCCCAAGCCGGCGGATTCCAGAGGTCGTTCTTGTGAGTGCTACCATAGGGTAGTGCCTTTCTCCGAACACTCTCCATGCCTTGTCCGTTCGCTCTCCAGTCGCTATCCGTTCGCTGATATGTGTCGTTTTGCTGTTGTGGGTAATGACTCATTGGTGGGTTTGATCTCAATATAGCACAGGCAGGCAGGGAAAGTCAAGGGATAAACCGGGGAGGGACGGGAAAAGAGAGCGATAGATCGAAAGACGCCGCCGCTTCCACCAATGGAAACGTGCGGCGGCGCTACCATACCGTCTAGTTGGAGAGAAGTATACCAGCAGCGCGCGGCTATGTCAACGACTTTTCTGTTGACCGCTCACAAAATCTGAGGTAGGATTAAGTACTTCATTGACCTATAAGCTAGATCAAGACCAACAGGGAAGGGAGAGGCGATGCTGGTTATATCAAACCCGGACCTTCTCAGGGTTCCGCTGTCGTTCAATATCATAGCGAACAACGTGCCTCCCGTCAGGTTCCAGAGAATGATCGAGAGCATAGCGCCAGTCGCGGATCATATCGCTGTCGTCTTCGATGAAACCGCGCCCACGTCGCTCTATGATATTGCGCTGAGGTATCGAAGCGATATAGCGACGCATCGTTGGATCGGAAACTTCGCCTATCAGCGGAATAATGCCCTGGAGATTACCCGGAGGCACTATGCTTCAGCAGGGATTGTCTATGTCGCGTGGACGGACACGGACGAATGGATGAGGCCGGACGTGGGAGCCAGAATCAGAAACCTCATGACCGCGCCCAGGATGAAAGCGTTTTATCTCTGGCAGGGGTCACCGTCGAAGACCGGCGGCTTGACGCTGGTTCCCCAGGTTCGCATATTCCCCCTGGTCGATGGTGTCAGGTGGGAAATACCCGCGCATGAACAGATACTAGCATCCCTTAAGCGCGTCGGAATCCAGACGGAGGTGACAGATCTGCGGATCGAGCATTCGGGATACTGGAACGACCGCGAGGTAGAGGTGAAGAACCGCAGAAACCTCAAGATACTGAGGAGGCGTGTCCAGACTAACCCGGAAGACAGATTTTCACAACAGAACTATCAGAACGCGCTGCAATATGAGCGCAGCTTAAGGAGGGCGCGGATATGAGCATATACCTCACTCCCATCGTGGACAGTTATGAGCAATGCAAGCGGATTCGGACGCCCGAAGAGTGCAGGCAACTGGCGGCAACTGGCGCGGCGGCAAGCGCCCAGGGCTATCTTCTCGGATACGATACCTGCGTCAAGCTCTTCGGTCGTGACCGCTGCCGTCAGATGCTATCCTCTGGGAGGTCTGCTCCCGTAGCGATTGCCGTCGTCTCTTTCGCCTTCGGTTTTCTTGCCGGCCGGCTCCTTAAATGATGACCGACTAGACCACCTCACTGATAGAATCCCTCCCCCTCTGCCAATTTTCGTCTTTTCCCTCTTGACTTTCCTCTGCCTCCTATTGTATAATTACATGTCTTGATATGTTCTGAGCATTCCCACAAGGGGGTACAGCAATGGCGGACGAAGTGAGAGAGTTGATAGGGGTAAGCGAGGCCGCTAGGATTGCCGGCAGATGCCCGAACACTGTACGGAACTGGATTCGCAAAGGTCTCCTACCAGCGCAGAAGGTTGGGGAAAACGGGCGATTTAAAATCAGGAAGGCCGATCTGAAAGCCGCGCTCACATACGAGCCGCCGGGTGGAAAAGACGACCAATAACGTGTCATAAAATTGCAACGGCGGAAAGGCTAGGTGATGAAACAAGGAGTCATAGCCGGGCCTTATGTGCCAAACTACCCCGAAGTGACAGACAAGTTGGCGCTTGTTAAAAGTTTCGCTGCGCGGTGGGTTTACAACGTTCTGGTGACGAAATTCCCGATAGAGGAGGATTGGGGCGACGATCCTGTTTGGGTCTTTGGCATTGTCACCGCCACCAAGACAGAGATAGCACAGAAAAGCGGCGTCGGGCGTTCTGGGTTTAGCAAGCTTTGGTCTCACCTGGTCGGGGCCGGCCTCGTCAGTGTACGCGACGACGGCGGAATTCTGATCCATTTCTACAAGAAAAAGGCGTATGATGCGATCTCGGCAACTGAGGTCAGGGAGAGATTCACAAGAAACGAGGCGGTCATCGCACAGTTGAAAGCGACCATCGAAAAAGACCCGGAAACCTCGCCTCCAGAGGTGGGTGATGTGCCTCCAGAAGAGGCAGATGTGCCTCCAGAAGAGGCAGATCTGCCTCCAGAAGAGGCAAGCCTCATCCTTTTAAAGGGTTTAAACAATAATACTCTCTCTCGTAATAAAATAATTTCCTGGTTTTATAGAGCGATTGGGCAGCGCAGAATTTCCGGGTCTGAGAGAGAGAAAGCTGGTCAAATTTACAAGAAGCTAAGAAGGGAAAAGTTTAGTGTCAGAGAGATCGCCTTTGCGACACAATGGACAGTAGAAAACGCAAAGGCTAAGCCTCGAACGTTCGGCCTTATCAATAACACGATAGGGCAAGCGATGGAGGCGCTCCAAAAGGCTGAGGAAAACGCCAAGAGTCTTGCGGAGCAACAGAGGCTCGTCGATGAGGCAAGGGCAGACCTGGAAAGCCAGGCGGAAGACACCAAGCGGATAGACGCGGTCAAAGACGGTATGACACCTCGGAAACGAAAAAATCTGCGCGAGGAGGCGTTCCGCGAATTGACGAACACGCCGGGCATGAGGGAGGCGTTCATAGGCGAACCCCTCATCACCGGGAAGGAAAACGAGATAATCAAACGGGCGCTTGAGGAAAAACAGCCATAGGCTATGTCAATATTTCCATTCTCAATAATTCATTTTGGCGGGGGTCGGCGCGCGCGCCTAGTGAACTTCCCATCTCCGTGCTGGCTCCCGCCACTCAAAATGACGCACTGGAGGCCGATAACTAATGGATAAAAACGAGAAACGCGCACACAAACTTGATCTTGAGATTCCAGACGGAGTCTATGGTTACCTGGTAACCTGGGGTCTGTCTAACGGCTACAAGGTGAATACGGACGAGGATCACACGATCCTCTATTCCCTCACGAACCGCGATCCCATAGTTGACTTGAAAGCGTGGAAGCAAGGGACGATGAGCGTTGCAACATACGAGGAGGCCGAGAGCCTAATCACCAATCTTGCCCATCTCAAGGCGAATGAGGCGATCCCCTACGCGCCGGTGTATTCTCCGCAGATCCGCGTCGATGAGGAAATGTACCATCACCACTTAAGGCCGGCCCTGGAAGCGGTCAACTGGAAAATCGAATGGCATCATGAGGGCGTCTTCTGGTTTATTCAGCGCGTGAGGGAGGAGGACGCTTCGAATATTCTCTGCCGGTCGGAGGTTACGGAGTTTATAAGAAGCCTCGAATATAAGCGGCGGATCGCCCCGTTCCTGGTGATCCGTGAGAAAGGGACACAGTCGATCCAGTGGAAGGGGAAGCAGATTGACAGCTTGGAGGAGGCGCTTGCAGTCGTTCAGAGAGAGAAAGACCGTCACGCCCCCGGTGGGGATTGGAAGGTCTGGGAAGACGTGACAGCGACGGCGGAGGCTATTGCGGTCACGGATGATATTAAATCGGAGGCCGGCTTCATGATAAGAGGGTGGTTTCCGGGCGAGGTCGGAGGCGAATACTGGCAAAAGGAATACTGCGAGGAATTACAACAGGCTCTACTATCAATCGTGAGGATGCAGGAATTTGATCCAGACGCGGTCTGTGCGGTTTACGCCTGCCGATACCACGAAGCCCCCGAAGAGCAAAAACCGGAGCCAGATTGGAAGGTGATCGCGTATCCCGCGTTTCTGGCTCAGGTTGACGCGATAGAGAACGGGGGAATCTGCCTGGTCTGGAACACCAAATCACCAGAGGAGGTCTGCGTTCTTTCTGCCAACAGGAAAGAAGACATCGAGGCCGCCGATCTTGAGCATCTTAGCTCTACACTGCGCGGGAAACTGACGGCCGGTGCGGATCGCCTGGTGCTCTTCACATTCTTTAAGGCGCTTAAGATAGAAGCCGGCATTCAATTTGAGCGATACTCATTTGATGATGCGTATCACGGCACAAAGCAGGTTGAGGAGGTTTAGATGCTAACGGAAGATGAAGTTCGGGAAAGTATGAGGCTGTATTCGGACGGAAAACTGATACGGGAACCATCGGCGTCTGAGGTGGAAAATAGGATGCGTGGGACATACCCGGCTAAGAGCGAGGAAGAGCAAAAGCCAATTCAGCCAAAGAAGCCAGAGGACTGCCCGATCTGTTACCGGGTTTGGAAGTTTGGATCGCTGATAGGTAACGGGTATGCCCAGGATGATGACCCGGAGGCGGTTGCTCAATCCGTAAAGTGCTTTATGACCTCTCGGATCGCCCCCGGAATGGATAACGCGCATTTTCACGATCCGCCGTTCAAGATTCTGGTTTATAGACTGGCGACAGTCCTGGAAGTCGAGGCTTAGATGCTAAAGATACGGAACCGCGAAGAATTGAAACTCTTAAGAAAACTCTTGGCGGCACTTGCTAACCGCAGCGACACATTCCCTCTGACTTTGCGTAATGACGGCGAGATGATCCGGGCTGTCATGAGACGGAGACGATCAGATCAGGTGCGCGCGTTCACGAAAGACGGGAAGCCGTGCCTCTCTATCCGCGTTGAGGGTGAAGACATCGTTTTTATGTGAGGGTGATTTATGGCATGTGGACGGCAAATAAAAGCCCCGATCTGCGGTTTTTCTGTAGATTCGCATTATGCGCGGGTTTTCTGCCTCTTGCAGCAGTCCGCTGCGGGCCTGCAAAAGTCGGCTGAAGCAGCTGTCAAATTCGCGAATTCCTCACGCTCAGCGAAAAAACCCGGTGTATTCATGCCATTTTCGGCAGAAAAAGGCAATGGCGCCATTAACTATATGCCAGAAAAAACGGGAAAACGGCGGATTTCTGGCATGATTCGGCACATAATTATTCGCAGCAGACGGAAGCGGAAGCGGGAACGCGGCGCAAAGCGGCGTGTTTGCCGCCTTTTCCCCCTCAGCTTTGCCCGCGTTCCGCGTCCGGTTTTGGTCTGCATAATGTGCGTTATGGGGCGTTGGCTCCAGGAGGCAAATATGTTCCCCGAATTCGGGCGGCGGCCTCAGTTTAAATACAGAGTTGGCGATGTGGTCTGCGATACTTACACGGACAAATATGCGCCGCCGGTTGTGGAGGTACTCAAACGGTGGGGCGACGAAACTGTCAGGATGTACCGGGTGAGGCGCGTGGCGACGAAGGGGAACGGCTATCCGGTCTCCGAAGAGTGGCTTGTGTAGAGATAATTGGTCTGCATAATATGTATTCGGGGGCGTTGGCTCCAGGAGGTAAATAATGGGACAATGGGAAACGGCAAGAGGATATGGTTCTGACGAGATGGCTGACATTCTAGGCGAGGCGTTCCGCAACATAGCAGAATTGCGTCTGGGACAGCAAGCGCAGTCGCCGTGTCTGTTGGATTTGGCAGACGCGATTGAGTTCGTGTCGCGGGGAGCGCTTGTTGTGGGCGTGCACGCGGACGCCCCTCGCCTGGGCAATGACCGCGCTATGGACGTGGCAGACCTCGACAATGCTGCGCTTTTCCCCACACTCATGAACAGAGGACAGATACGGTGATTGGTCTGCATAATACTCATTATGGGGCGTTGTGAGGAGGCCGACTGTGGCGCGTAGATATATAGCGAGGTGGTGGACGAAGAAGCACGAAGGGGCGCGCTATTTCTATGCGTTCCTGGACATACCGCCGCTCCGCGCTGAGGCCAATCTCTACCCTCGTCTGGTCCGCTCAAGCCTGTCGGCGGACCTGTGGCGCTATGGGGCGGGCCTCAGTAACGAGGGGTTTTGTGTGAAGCTCTGGTTCAGGGGGCACTTTTTCCGAGGCTGCATAGCGATTGTGCGGCGTTGGCTCCAGAGGTCTGAAAATGACAATTAAAAGAGAGTGGTCAATGCCAAGTCGATACACTTTCAGCATTAGGCCGATAGCCGACCTCTTGACTGAGGAGGTGGGCGAGGGTCTATGGGTCGATCCATTCGCGGGTAGATGCAGAATAGCGGAGGTTACAAACGATTTCAACACAGCATTCGATACAAGCTATAATCTTGAGTCGCTTGACTTTCTGGCTCTATTCGGTGATCGCTCCGTTGACGGTGTGCTTTTCGATCCTCCCTACAGCGTGAGGCAGATCAAAGAATGTTATGAGTCGGTCGGTCTTAAGGTTCTCTCAGAGACCACGCGCTCGGACTGGTGGACGAAGCGAAAGCAGGCCATAGCGAGGGTCGCGAAGGACGGCGGGAAAGTGATCTCTTTTGGTTGGAACTCGAACGGGATCGGTCGCTCTCTGGGGTTCCGCAAGGAGAAAATTCTGCTTGTCGCTCATGGTGGTGTCCATAATGACACTATCGGCGTGGTGGAGATCAAATCTGCATGATTGGTCTGCATAACAATAATATTGGGGCGTTGGCTCCAGGAGGCAGAAATGTTAAAAAGATGCTTCGTCCATGTTCTTATTTGCCTCCTGCGCGTCGTGGCTAATAGCGGCTTGCCTGCGGTGATTGGTCTCTGGTTATCCGTTCCCACATACGCTCGCAGCGGCGGGAAGCTGAGGATTTACCGCACCTTCTATGGCCAATGGCGTATGAATAGAGGAATCCGGCGCGGCGAGCGGCAAAGGAAGCGGAGGGAAAAGTATCCCCATTGGGCTAGATTTATCTGTTTCTGCTATGGGCATACTATACCCTCTCCCAGAATTGAGCGCGGAGCAAACACTAGCGGCTCGATCTCACTTCCTGATGCAACAGCGGAGAATATCGAACTTCGGATTGCTGGTTATGAATGTTTCAGATGCGGGAAATCTCTGGAAGGGCCTGCATAATAACTACTATGGGGCGTTGGCTCCGGGGAGGGAATCGCAATGTTTGATGGCTTGGTAGAAATAGGACTAGCATTGTCGGCAGTCTTGATTTTCGTTGCTGGAATTCTGTTTGACCGGTGGTTGTATCGACGGTCTGCATAATAACTATTATGAGGTGCGAGGCAAAATGAGAACTCAATCAGAGATATTAGCGAGGATCAAAGAGCGGGATGAGGGCGATCCGTTTGATTGGGAGATCGACGAGTACATAGTATTTCTTGACTGGGAACACGTCAAGGATTTTCTGATCCCTGACGCGGACCAGGGCGGATGGAATGATGACTTTCGCGAACCGACGCGGGAGAACGTCCTTGAGAAAATGAGGGAGTATATGCCCTTTGCTGTTGATAAGGCCGAGCGTGGACGCGGCCTCTCCGCTCTAAGAAGCATCATGCACTATACAGCATGGGTGTGGCTGTTGGAAGACGACGATCTCCTTGAGGTCGTCATGGTAGACTATGAGGACTATGGCAAGGGTATTCTGGGGCAGATAAGCCGGCGCTACGGCTGGTCTGCATAACAATAATTATGGGGCGTTGGCTCCAGGAGGGAGTTCCGATGAACGATTTTGACCTAGCGGACAAAAAGATCATTGACGAGTGGAGGGAAGGAGCCGCGAGGGTTCCGCAGTCAATGCGGCGGCGGATCGTGGACATGAAGAAGGCAGGAAAAAGCACCAGGGAGATCGTCTTTGCCCTTTACGAAGAATCCAGATATATTTGCATCCCGACCGTGAGCGTGATCGTCATAGAGGAATTCGCGGAAGAACGCGGCGAACTGCCCGTATTCCGTGTCTGAACGGCGTTATTGGTCTGCATAGTATCTATTATGGGGGCGTTCGGGAATCAGCATGGAGAAGGCAGCACAGACAGTAGAGCGATATAGGGCAGAATTGAGTAAGAGGGCGAGCGCCGTCCCAAAGGCGGAACGCCAGAGAATCATTGATCTGGCCTGGGAGTCGAACAGGTTCGGCGCGATCTCTGAGGCTGTCGGACTTGATCTGATGGTCGTCTCTCAGATAATCGTTGATAACATAATCGGAGAAGAGGGCTGCCACACTCTACGGAAGAGGGTGTGCTAGAAAGGGAGAGGGAATCATGAAAGAAGCAAACAGAGACGCGGAGGTTGAGAGCACAGCCGAAATCGTGATCGAGGTTAAGTTTTTCGTAGATGGTGACGCGCAAGTTACTTTTCATTCCGAACATGCTCATTTTACTCATATCGTCTGCGCGACGGAATTCATGATCTGGGTCGTGGGGCGTCGGAGCGGAAAATCTTTCCGGCAATCTCTGAGACTTCTGGCCAAAGGCGCGAAAAACTACTACGCAAACGCGGTAGTCAGACTCCCGTTTTCTGGAAAGAGAAAGAGCAAACCGAACAGGGATAGGGAATCAGGCAGTCGCGATCCTATCAGAATACGCTAATCATCGGCGGCGGCGCTCGTTATCCACGTTCCCTGTATCTGCTGCAATAGCGCCGCCGCTTATTCTGGAGTCATAAATGATCCTGAGGAAGAACACAAACAGATAAAAGAAGCGGATCATACGTCGGCGGCGCGCCCTTCCAAACACGATGCTGACACATGCCGCGCGCCGCCGACTATTTAGGAAACTGCAATGATCAAAACCAAGTGTCCGCGCTGTAGAGGTAGAGGCTATCTTATCAAGTGGGAGACTTTGTGGAGGTATTACAAGCAGCCTTGTTTCCTCTGTAAAGGGACTGGAAGGCTGGTCTACCCGAATGGCGGTCGTCAGAGCCGAGTCGTCCCTTTGAGGAGGCACAAATGGCTACGACCGGCGAAGAGGCGGCCGGGGAGAAGATGAATGAAACGCAGCGGAGGAGGGATTAGAAATGTTGCTGAATAGAAGGAAAATACGGAGATTGAGCGCCCAGATCGCGTGGCTCGAAGAGGGTCTTGAGCATCACGTCAAGTGGCTGGAGGATCAGGTTGACTGTCTGGATCGGATTCTGCCAGAGCCGATAGACGAATATGATCAGGGCTTCCGTGACGGTCTTAAGACGGCTGCGGAAGTGTTCAGGGGCGCGTCGGTTGAGGTGACACTCAGAGGGACGTGGAACGGCAACAGTATCGCTGTCACGCACAATCCGGCGATCTATGAGCACCATGTCATGGATCGCTGGAATACGGAGGGGTAGAATGGACGAGAAAGACATAGTATTGTGCGCGCCGTATACAACTCTCGTCAGCATCGACGGCCGCGATGAGGATGTCACGATGGAGGTAGACCCGGCGATGTTGTTCAACGCGCCACTTCTCCCAGGGAGGGTGATCTCGCCGGAGATGTATGTACCGGGGATCGCCCTTAGAGTGCAAAAGGGCAGAGGTCTCTGCATTAAGGTCTTGATGACCGACGATCAGGCGCTTGACTACCTCAAGGCTCTTGCGACGAGCGTCGTTAGAAGCGCCCCGGAAAAACTGGATCAGGCGCTTTTAATGGTCAAGGAGGGCATGGAGGAGGCTCTGAAAGACTCCGCCAGGGGTCCGCGATGTGAGGGTCGCTTACAAGGAGGCATGAATGCACCGTTTGAGAGTATCTAAGGACGGTCTGAGGGTCACCTGTCCGGCCGCGCACAGGACGATCCTCACTGAAAGCTGTAGCCAGGGGGAAACGGAACACTGCGACTATTTTAACGGCCTCGATTTCTCGCGCGGCGCGGTCTACCTTCTGTGTGAGTACGGGCTTGAGGATCGCAGAAGCTCGATCATTGTGCCTTCTCAATACAGAACTGGAGAGTAATCAAATGGAGAGAAAGCGAAAAATGGGGATCGTAGGTAAGTCCTTGACAAGACAAGATATATTCCCGACCAGGAAGAGCGGGAGGCTGATGTATGAGGCTCTCCGCTTTATGGAGGAGGCCGACACGTCCTATATACCCGGCCAGAGGGCAGTGTCCTGGTCGTCCGTAGAAGACCTGCTGGAATTCCTGGAGGCGAAATTCACAGCGCGCGATATGTCCGTGATGGATCAGGCCGCGCTCATGGTCGCTATAACCTCATTGGTGACAGGCAAGGCGGAACACATGCCCACGACGATTGAGGGGGCCGCGCAGTATATAACCGCGCGGCTCGGTCTCAAATTCGACAAGGAGGCGGCGCTCCGCTGGTTCACTGACAGTCCTGACGCGGGCGATCCGCTCTGTATATGCTCCTACTGCGAGGAGGTGATAACCGAAGAGGACGCCCCGGCGATCAGGCTCTTCGCTAACAGGGAGGAGGCGCGCTTTCATACTGAATGCTTCCAGACCTGCGACACATACGACCTGTTACCAGACAATAGAGATTTTCGAGGCAGAAATAGGAGATAATCACATGGGAAAGGATAAAAAACAATGGGATTAGGTAGTACGGTATATCCAGAAGACCTTGAAGACTTTGAGGAAGAAGAGAAAGAAAAACGTGAACTCGCTGATGAGGAAAACGGAGAAGAGAGGACGGAAGAGGAAGGAACGGTGAAGCGTTACAAAGACGAGACTACGGACGAGGAGGCGGCTGTCAGGACTTGGCGTGATTCGCTCCCAGAAATATCAGAAATTCTGGAGGCGTGTCTGGAGGAGGCTCACGCTGTACTATGCAGGTTTGCGGACGGAGCCGGGACGCGCCTCCCGTCAATAGACTCAACGGTTAAGTTGGCAGACTCCATGTTTTCGGCGGTCGTGACGGCTGAGGCGGGCAGAAGACAGGCGGAGCTGCAAAAGCAGATCGGGCAGCAAGTATCGATCCCGATTCTGGGGCCATCGGGGAGACAGGGATGGCCGATCCCAGTACCCCCTCCAGGAGGCAAACGTGGCTGATCAGTTTTTCGGTCTTGACAGGTTAAACCAGCAATACATTGTCAGAAAGCACCTTAACGCGGTAGTCCAGGGGATGCTTGATATGTGGTGGAGCGGTAACGGAGACAGGGACGAGAAGCCCGTCATAACGGGGATCACTGTCCATTATGACGTACAGCCAAACAGAAGGAGGGCGCGACGTGCCAGGAAAATTTGATTTCATGAAGCAAATGTTCAAGACATATATCAAGAGCATTGCCGTGTTCGTCGCGGGCCGGTGGGTAAGCCCGCGCGATAGCCGGGAAGATCCGGACTGTGCCGTTGTGGAGGTCGATGCAGACCTCAGTCCGACCGCGCTTAAATTCATCGGGCTATGGGTCGCGCTCCTTAAAAAGTTTGATAACCGGATCAATACGGATCATCCCATATTCATGTATCTTGGCGAAACGGCAGAAAAGGGTCTAAGCGCGCGGGTGACGTTCACGATCTCACTCCGCCGCCGGCCATTAGAGCTACAGGAGCATGAAGGGAGGCCAACATGGAAAACGGTCAAGCGGAAACCACCGATGCTAAGCCGAGGCAAATCAATCTAAACAAATGCGAGGTCTGGTGTCCCTATTACGAGGAAACCGTAACGGTATACGAGGACTGTCTTGCTGATCCTACAGAAGACCGGCCGGCGTGTCCGTTCAAGGTGGGAATTGGCAAGATGGGCGTGGTCTATTGCAGCTATTCTGAGGAAGATGCAGCAGTTATCGAAGAGGAGGCTTAAGATGGGATGGCTTCATTTCGTAAATAAAGCGCAGTACTACCGCGCACAATTCGTGCGTGAGGCTCAGGGAATGGGGATCGCGAGGCGCGTCCCTCTCCATAGCCTCAAAGAGATGGAATGGGGAGACGTGGTTACGTGCGTGATGGAAAACGGCGAGGCCGGCGTCAAGTCTCCGGTGATGTTCCTGGAATTCCCGATCTCACACGTCACCGGGCTCGGTTCGTGGGCTGTCGGTCAATTCCTGGATATGTACCCATGCAGACCGTTTGACATGGGAGGCGACCTGATAAGGCGTAAAACGTGCGAATATGGCACAGGCATGAGCTACCGCGTGGACGCGTCGCTTTCGGAGGTCGCTGAATACCTCGAAACGCTCGCGGCCGAACCTGGGAGGTATATTGGCTGCCCTATGGTGGGATGTGACGGAGGCGAGGTCAAACTGGTTAAGAAACCCTTTCCGTACTTTCGTGGTATGACCGCCTCGCCGGGCTTCGTCCATTTCGATTCTGAAAAGGTCTATACAGCTATTGAGAATTGGCGCGCTCAGAAGAAGCGCCCTCAGCTTTCGGGGTCTTTCAAGCTGAAAGATTTTGACAAGTCAATTTCTGGCGTTCTGCATGACATTGACTACCCGGAGAGCGACTTCGAGGGGCAGATTCGATGTGTCAGGAATATGACTACTGTCTGACCACTTTGTCATGGAATGAAGATCAATAGGGCGCTGGTCCCGGTAACCGGTTGAAGTCTACCCCCACCGGCAAACAAGGTATCAGCGCCCTCCCTCCTCCAATTTCCCACGTATCAGGTGTTTTTTTAACGAACGTGACGAAAAAGGTCTGGCTCCGCTCCGGATCCTCTAACAAGTGTTATAATCCCTCAAATTTCTCCTGGAAGTTCTAAAAGGACTCTCAGGCGGCTGTATTCGTCTGAGGATTTCGCTGGTTTGGATTTCGCGGCCGTTTACGTGTCTTAGGGCGTCAAATCCAGATTTGCACGTAAAGGGGTCAAATTCGCCGCTGGTGCGATTCGCGTTTTTTCACGCGTTGAGCTGGTTTTTGTGCCTGAGCTGCTTTTTCTATCCCTGGGAATAAAAAAGGCCGCCAGAATAGGCGGCCGGGGCTGTTCTACTTTTGCTCTCTTAAGGTGGATCACAATGCCAGCAAGTCCATCTCTGTCCAGGTGAAGACTGTTTTCCCTCTGGGGTGTCCCTCAGTTCCGCAGTCTCCCTCGATCTCGATAACCTCATGGCGTGTCGGGTCTTTGCCCCTGCCAAAGAAATCGATCCGTGCAACATTCGCAAATACTGGTTTCTGGCACTCCGTACAGTTGCCGATCTCTATTTGATAGGTCTTGTGCAGTTCCGCCTCTCCATCACCAGGGGCGAATTTGAGCGAGAGCGCGCCCGCGAGTATGACAGCGATCCCCTCTATGTCAATAGCGGTCGCCTCGTTTTCGTCTGCGCTCTTTCTCATGAAAGCGGCCAGTGCTTCCAGGAAGGTTCGGAGGTGTGCAGCTACCATCGCGATCTCCGCTCTGGTCGCTCTATTATACCACGCGCGGAAGTCTCCATGCAGATATGATCCGCTCCCGGCAGTTGACCACGTTGGCGGAAGAGGTTTCAGTACCATCCGTCTGTTGACCTGGCTGACATAGCAGAGCGCCCCGCCGTAGGAGCCAACTTTGCTATCCAGGAGGTTATTCACGTATCCCACACAGCCGTCAATGAATCGGAATTGGCTATAGTATTCGAATATTTCGATCAAGACACACTCGATCTTTTGTATTGATTTGATTAGAACGTCGCCGCCGCGTGTATAGCTGGCGGCTTCTTCGGCAAGTTTAAGCACGTCTTCCTCTGTCGTCTTTGGCTTTGTCATGGCTTTTTTCCTTTCGGGCATCCCGCCCTTTTTATCGTTTAGAACAGCCATTTTTTGCGTTCTCTGTATTAGACGCTGCGGGCGCGCAAAAGCGGTCTGGAAAAAACGGCGGCGCGGTGATCTTGCTCTCTTAAGAGAGAAGAAAATTTTGCTCTCTTCGAGAGAAGAAAATCAGGCTCCGAAGGGATAGAGGGGAGGGAGTGGGAGATCGGCGCTGTGTTTCCTGTATTTCTCTCTGAAACGCCTCGCGGCGCGTTCCATCTCCCGCTTTGGTAGGTCTCTCCGTGTCCCGCCTGCCAGATGCTTGACTATCAGGCGCGGAGTGCTTGCCACACGAAAGCCCCGCTCTCTTGCGCGATAGCAGAAATCTGTATCCTCTCCGTTATTCATCAGGCTTTCGTCGAAATGCCCGACCGCGTTGAAACAGCGGCGCGTGATAGCTGTGCAGAAGCCCGGAACGTGGACGAATTCCAGGAGGCCGTCACATGACATCTCAAATTTTAGGCGCATTATCTCATTGGAGGGTGTGGCGGAGACGATCCCGACGCGGGTCTTCTGCGATTCCTGGACGAGGATGGTTAGCCATTCGGGGGGCAGTAGAACGTCATTATCCAGGAAAACGAACGGGTCACCGGCCCCCTGAGCGAAGCCGATGTTTCGCGCTTTCGCGATCCCTCCTCGCTTTGGAACGCGGAAAGCCTTTCTCGTCACGGTCTGGAAGTAGCGGATCGAGCGGTCTTTGGAGCCGTCGTCGATGAGGATCAATTCGTAGGGATAGAACGTGTTTTTCCGTATGCTCTCTATACAGGGAATAGACAAGTCAAGCAAATGGTTATGAGCGCACATAATGACAGACGCGACCGGGTTCGTCCTGTAGGGGTTCTGTCTTGGCTCCGTGATAATCAGTCCCATATCAGCTTCGTTTCCTGCCCATCATGGACTCTGTCAGTTTCCGGCGTTTCTTGCTTTGTCCACGTGGCTCGCATGTGCAAATCCAGTCAAGCCCTCGACGCACTCTCTGTTTTAGGGGAGGACGCGTACAGCGACAGTCAAGCCCTTTCTTCCACATGGCGTCCTGTAGCTTATCAACTCCCAGCGCGATCCTCTTTGCGGTCTCCTTCTCTCTTATGTCACCAGTCCCTTCCACAAGCTCAAACGCGCCTAGTAAAGCCTCAAATCCCTGCGTTGCGGCTTCCTCAGCCGTGATTCTCTTAGCCATTTTCCTCCTCCTCGTCGTCGATCCCGGAACACGCAGAGCAGGCGATGTTTACGCCGGCGGCTTCCAGTGATCCGTGTTGCTTCTCCAACTGCTGTAGACAGACCTCTATATCATCCATAAGCTCCGCCTCGCTCGCGTCCAGTTCTACCTCTTCCTGACTGAAAAGGTCAATATTGCGCTTTTTCGCTATGGAGTCCTTCAATTCGTCCACGCGATCCAGTTTCCAGCCGCGCCGCTGTAGACACGCCTCAACCGGGTCGTCAGAGGTCGCCACGTCTTCCGCCTCGAACGGCTCTAGTTTCCTTTTGAGTCCGGGGAAGAGGTAGGGGTCTTCTGTGAATTGGACTCCTAATTGGTCTGCTTCAGCCAGCGCGGGAGGCAATTCCTGGACGCGTGTCCTCTTCGCTGCATAGTATAACAGCGCGCCGTATGCGACAAAGAAACCCCAGGGGGCTATCTGAAACGGAACACCAGCCGGGATCGGCTGCGCCTCGCCGGGTCTCTCCGGGTCAAATTCCGCTCCGCGTGGGATTATCACCGGCCCAAATTCAGGGTGAGGATACCGGCCCGGCTCAAGCCCTCCCAAGCCCTCACGCCTTGCGGCGATCTTGTTGATCGCAATTCGGCCAGCTACCTGACCGACGAGGCTTCCTAGAAGCCGCGAAAGAACGTCGTTCATCTGCCACCTCCCAGCATCACCAGGGCAATGATCCCGACTATGCCCAGAGGGATGATCAAGGCTGCCCATTCTGACTCTTCCTCTTCGTCGTTCTCGTATGGCGGCGGCTTCGGTTCGAGGCCGGGTATCGGCTCATAGCCATTGCCTCGCGGAATATCAACGCGCTCTGTGACACATTTTCTGGTCACCGGGTCCGGTTCCATGCCGTAGGAGCAGAAAGGCACATCTACCAGACGATAGCCCATCTTATTTCTGAGAAACATATACCAATCGCTCGCGGCTACATCGGTCGGGAAGGTGGTCGCCAGTATTTCCGCCGCCTGCTTATATTCCGTGTCATAGAATCGCTGATCCTGCCTTATGTCACCGTCGGCCATTCTCACGGCGTCGGGTCTGGTGTACTGATACGCGCCTCCGTAGTGCTTCGCTACCAGATCCGCGATGATCTTGGCGCTGTAGAGGTATTTCGCGCCCGTATCGTATGACGGCCAGTCAATAACCGGCGCGTCGTCGGTTGTCCTCCTGGAAGTCCTCCGTACCTGTCCAAGTTCGATCAACATGATTTGCTAACCTCCTCTCATTTCCTGCGTAGTAGATATATGAAGAACGCCAGACCAGCGAGCGCCCACGCTATGGTGACCTCGTCTATCTGCTTGCCTGGTTCCCCATCACCGGGGAATCCGTCAGGGGGAGGCTCCGGTTCCGGGGCAAGCTCAACTTTTTCGTAAGCGCCGCTTTGAGGGTTCCTCATGATACCGTGCATCATCAGGATCACGTCCGCTGCCAATTCAAGGGGTATGTCGGGATTCTCGCGCCTGAACACGTCAAAAGTCCTCACTATTGCATAGGCTTCTTTGTTCATCTGCTCCTGCGTCATCTCCGGCTTAGTCGTCTTAAGAATGTCCAGGACAACGTCACCGACTAGCTCCGCGTGTGGATACCTGACAAAAGCCGGGTCGGAGGGGTCCTGGTAGAATATCGACCTGATCCGCCTGTGCGGTCTCCGTAGCAGTCCGGCGGCTTCGTACATGGCGTATACCTCAGCCCTGTATGACTTATAAGACCAGTACCCTATCAGGCTTCCCAGCGCGCCGCCGATAGCTGCTCCCACCGGGCCGCCGATAGAAAACCCGGTGTAGGCTCCGCTGGCGGCGTTCACTGCGATCCCGATCTTCTTATTTCGGAGGTCATCCCTCAGCGCCTCGAAATCCTCTCTGATCTGCCTGTCCGGATCCGGGTAGTCCCTCACGACTGCCTCCTCATCAGGGCGAGGCCGCCTATTACGAGGCCGACTGCGGTCAAGATAGCACCCTTGCCTACCCCGGCCGGCTCTCTCTCTGTCTCAGGATAGGTCGGCGTTGGATAGACTGGCGTTGCCGTCGATGGCGGTCGTACTCTTTCAGTAGCGGTCGGCGGCTCCGTGAATGTCCGCGTAACCGTCGGAGTAGCGGTCGCGTACACCGCAGGCGGCAGATAGCCCCGCTCTATTATAGCCAGTGCGATCTCCTGTCTTCTGTAGCTGTATCCATACTGCGCGCCTCGCTGGTTTGCGTTCTGCAGAGCGTGATCAACATACTGCTCGAATCTGCTGTCAGAGACCAGCGAAGCCGGACCCGTTGGCGTCACGACGACGCGAAAGAGGCTCAGGGAATAATCTACAGCTTCATGCAGAATCTTGACACGCGGGCCGAACGTCGGCGCTATGCCCGGCGCTCCCTCCACGTAGCGCGCCCCGACTAAAGCCCCCTCTATCTCCGCCTCCGTGAACGTCAGGCCGTTTTCACGTCCCAGATCGTTAGCGTAGCGCGTAAACTCACTGATAACCCGGCGGTAGTATGCGCGCTCTACCGTGTAGAGTTCCGCCTGTGGCACTCCGCTCGCTTCGATGCTTCTCCGGATCATCCTGGACACATAGTCAAGAATCCCCTCCCTCGTCCTCTCTACGGCTCCTAGAGCAACAATCATTGCCTCTTGCCCCCTTTCCTACGCTTCCCCTTGCCGGCAAGCCCTGAGAGCGGCGGATAGCAGGCGCAAGTTGCGCTTCTGACTCTGGCGGAGCGTTCCTCATGGGCGCGGTCGCCCTTGTCGTCCAGACACATGACGGGAATGTTAAGTCTGACGTAGGCGGTATATACGTCGTGGAATTTCCGCTTGGCTGAGTTGTCTCTGAGGTCTTTGCCGATAGAGTTCAGATACCACGCGGCGCGCTCACATAGGGGCTTTGGAATCTGGCTCTGTTTCGGTGCTGGTTTGTACGGGTCTTTTGCTCGCATATCTACCCTCCTCGCTGATCACTGATCACTGATCACTAATCCTCGCGCCATACCTTCTGATATTTGGTTATCTTCTCCCCTGCCTCCGACAGCGTCCGCGCGCAAAAGCACTTTTTCAGCCCTAAGAACGGATCGGCTTTTTTGGGGCGCTTCTCATGTAGCGGAGCGCAGAGGCACTGAACGCCGATATGACTGGCCAATATTTCCATGCCTCTCAATCTGGTCTTATACATTATGGCGGTGGTTGTCCTGCCCCGTATAGCCGCCGACTCCGAGGCTTGTGCCGCGTTTCCCATCATCTTTTCAATACTCTCTATCATGGGATCGGTTACATGCCCAAGACCTGTCCGTTTTTTTCGCCTTCTCTTCGCCATTTCCTCCTCCTCACTGATCGCTGATTACTGCTTTCACTTCCAGACGCCCTCCTCCATCTTTGCCTGGATGTAGTCGAAAGCGTCCTCCTGATACTCCGTCCAGCGCGCTTTTTTCGGCGGCTTCTTCCATTCGCCTTTCGTCCTGGGTGGGTATGCCTTCGCTATGGCCTCTCTGAGGTCGTTCTCGTACCGATAGCCCGTTTCCATAGCCATCTCGTCAAGCGCCAAGCCCTCCTTGTTTCTCAGGAACAGTGGGATCGCCTTATATTCCTCTCTTTCAGCGCCCGCGCCGCGTGGAGGTCTGATACCCCCTCGCGATAGAATCTCCCTCGCGAGGTGGGGGATCTGCGCGGCTGCCTCCTCGTTTGCGCGGTCTGCCATCCATTCAGCGATTGATTTGACCTCTGTCGGGTCCGGTTTCGGCTCTGGTTCCTCTATCGGGTAGGGCATAGTAAAGGGCATACAGGCCGCGCCCTCGCAGGCCGTCTCGTATCTCTTGCAGCGCGTGACCATCTTCTGATAGAAGCCGGAGTAAATTTTCTGAGTCGTAGCGCACACCTTGATCTGCTTTATATTCGGGTCTGGGGCGTCCTTGCACTTCGGAGGCTCACATACCCGCGCATAGTTCCCACACTTCCAGCCAGTGCGCCCGTTAGGTATCCAGATCGCACAATTCGCGACACGGCCTGTCAGCGTTGCTGGTCGTCTACTTCTCACGGCGAATCTCCTATCTGAAGACAACTATCTGATAGCGTGCAATGGAACCCGGCGTCTTATTCTTGACAGTAAAGCCCCGCGCGGAATACCTACGGAACCACGATCCCAGATTCTTGTCAGGGTCGATCTCGATCTCGTCTTGATACGTGACGCCGTCCTGTGAGAGCATCACAGCGAGGCTCTCGTCCCACGTCTGGATCAGTAGCAGCTCACTGGCCGGCCTCAAGACGGTTATCACCGGGTATATATCGAGGGCGTTCCCGTCGTAGGTCGTGTTTGTTGTGGGAATCCTGCCAGCAAGCTCCCACATACCGAGACTGACACGCCCGACAACGGGCGCTGCAAGCCGCCCCCTGTAACCGTAGAACGTCCCTGGCATACGATCCCCCTGTTATGGATACGGTTTCTCAGGTAGCCGGTCGATCCTCGCGTCCGCGCCCCTCAGCTTGACGTTATAATCCGGCCTCGTTCCGCCTCGCGGGATGGAGACCTCGCGCCCCGTCGTGAACACTCCATCGTCAAGCATCGGCGTGGGTCCGGTCGGGTATAGCGGATAAGCCTTTCGCCCTGGAAAATTCATCAGAGAGTCCTCACCATGAAGTTATTAAAATAGCCATCCACGAAACTCGTATAGACCTGCTCGCCGAGGGTTATCGTGTCCATACTGCCGATCCCGCCGCCGCTTGACCTCCCGACGTAGCGCAGTTGGCCTAGAAATTCCCAATTGACCGCCGTATGCGCTAGTATAGGCCAGACGAGGTACGTCGTCCCGTCGAAATTGTTGGGGTTAGAGTTCACCATGCCCGCTCCGTCATCATTCATCACAGCCGGCTGCGCCCAGACTCCGTTATGCCTCCGCAACTGCCCCGCCAGAATATTCGCGAATACCGGCCCCTGCTGCATCCCGGCAAACATCTGATATTCGCTCAAAGCCGGGCCCGGGTACGGAGGCCGCAAGCCGGGCGCGAATGCAGGGACGAGGCCAGACCATATCAGGTTGTAGCCGTTATACTTCTGGAAAACGAGAACACAGCAATCGAGGTCTCCACATATCCAGTAGTTGATCGGAAAATAGCCCGCGCCCAGATATGTCAAATACGTTGTTGGAAAGCGATGTGTGCCAACAGCGTCGTCCTGCACGTAGGGGAAGAATTCATCTGTGACGGCGTTATTCCAGGAGTACCCGATATAGATTTCGTCAACGCCGCTTTCGCCCTGCGAATAATAGAGCCTGCCTTCAGTGTGGTGTCCGGGGTCTCCGAGGTCTGCCCATCCCAGACCGACCAGGTGTGTTGAAAGCGCCGTCCAGAGATCCGCGAGGTTCGTCGCTATGCCCGTCACGGCCGCGAACGTGGCGACCTCCGGGCTGCCTGTCGGCTTGACGCCCCCCGTTCGCATCGCGTATCGGTTAGCAAAGCGATCCTGTAGCACGATCCAATCTGTCTGACCTTCCGGGCCGCTTGTCGTTAGAAGCGTCTGGACGACAAGCGCGGCGGGGTCGATGTGTCCGCTGACGTGTTTCAACTGTCCCGCGATATTCGCCCCTGCATCGAAGAAAGTCCCGCAGAGCGGAAAGCTCGCATCGTAAGCGTCAACGTCTGCATTGTCCAGAATCGCGCTATCGGTTAAGTTGTGATCAACGTCCCAGGTTCCGTCTGAGTCGCGAAGTATGGAGCCATCGGTACGACTGCTGGTCGCGATCATGGAATACGTCTCGTCAGCGACGGTCATCGCGAAGGGCATGACCAGGCCCGCGTAGATGGTGTGGTACGTGACGCCGCCAAGAAAGCAGATGCTTATAGCGTCCTTGTCGCCGCACATCCAGAAAGAGAACTGAGCGCCCGCGCCGTCCAGGAATCCCGCCTCGTTCGTGGCATGAGTCCCGGCGAGGTCGTCCTGTACCTCGATCCTGACACGGTTCGGGTTTCCCAGGTCGCGCCAGACGTGAAGATAGAGCATCATCAGGCCGCCGTCCTCGCTCGCTGAGCGCAGATAGAGGTCAGTCGTCCCGCCGCCGGCCGCGACCGACCAGCCGGCCGTTGCTACCCACGCCTGAAACGTGGCGAACCAGTTGATTATCTCGTCGGGCGCGCCCGGCGTTGTAATCCCTGCCAGATACCGAAAAGACATTTTCTCTCTCCAGAGAGGAAAATCAGACCGTCCTCACACAGAAGTTATTGCCGTACCCGTCGAAAAACACCGTAAAGACCTCAGCGCCAATCGTTATAGTGTCCAGATTAGCGATCCCGCCGCCGCTGCAGAATCCCACATATCGCATCGGCCCGATCACCTGTCCGCCGGCGGCGGCTTGCGCGATGAAAGGCCAGAGAATAAAGGTCACACCATCGAAATTGTTGGGGCTGGAATTCACTCCCGAGGGCCCCTCCTCACCGAATTGACCGTTCTGCTCCCATGCCCCGGCGTGGTTCCGTAACCATCCCGCCATTCGGTTTGCGAATACCGGCCCCTGCTGTATCCCACAAAAAAGCTGATAATCCGTCAGTGGCGGACCTGGATACGGCGGAATCAGCGCGGGAGCCATCGAAGGGACGAGGCCGAGCCAGATCATGTGATAGACCGCGCCCCGCTGATAGACCAATACGCAGCAATCACCATCACCGCAGAGCCAATACGGAAGAGGGAAGTCGCCAAAGTCCAGGTAAGTTCCCGATGTTTGAGGGTAGCGATGCGTGGGGGCGAGGTCGTCCGCGACGTAGGGAAACAGCGTATCTATGCCAAAAGTCGCTACAGCATAGCCGATCACAATATGATCCACGCCGCTTTCCCCCGCTGAAGAGAACATCCTGCCATCGTCATAGATGCCGGGGTCTCCTCGGTCTGCCCATCCCAGGGGCGCAAGAAACGCCGCTATAGCCCCCCAGAGTCCTGCGGGGTTTGGAGCAACGCCCTGAGCAGCCGCGAAAGTGCCGGGGTCAGGCTGGCCGACCGGCAAGGTGGCTCCGCTCGAACGGAGCGCAAATCTTCTCTCCGTCCTGTCCTTAAGGATGATCCAGGTGCTAGTTGCTCCCGGCTGTCCACTAGGGATAGGGCAGCCGACCGTTAGAGGGTGCGTGCCTATATACCCGCTCACATGCTTAAGCTGCCCCGCTATATCCGCGTTCATCCCAAAGTATGTCCCGCAAATAGGAAAGCTCGCATCGTAGCTGTCTATATTCGCGCCGTCCATCAGGGAATTGTCATACAAGCCCCGGTCAACGTCCCAACCTCCGCCGGAGTCGCGCAGTATAGAACCCGCGTTCTGGAGACTCGTCGCTATCATGCAGTAAGTCTCGTCGGGGATTGTGGCAGCGAACGGGATCACCATACCAGCATAGATGATGTGATAGAGCGCCCCGCCGCGAAATGCTATCGCTACAGCGTCGAGGTCGCCAGACATCCAGAAGGGGAAGCGAGCGCCCGCGCCGTCGAGGTATCCCGCCTCGTTCGTAACATGAGTCCCGGCGAGGTCGTCCTGTACCTCGATCCTGACGTGGTTCGGGTTCCCGCCGTCGCGCCATACGTGCATATAGAGCATGGTCATAGTGCCGACTTCACCGATTGACCTCAAGACCATGTCAGTCGATCCCGCGCCTGCCTCCACCGTCCAGCCGATAGCGGTTATCCACGCCTCGAAGGTCGCGAACCAGTCAACTACCTCATCCGCTGCGCCCTGCGTTGTCGTCCCTGCGAGGTAACTAAAAGCCATCTAAGCCTCCAACATGATTTTCTTCTCTCGAAGAGAGCAAAAGTCAAACCTTAAGATTCTCTATTCCAGGAGAACGAGATTCTCAAACTTTCAGCAGATCAAAATTGAGATAATTAAGGCGAACATTAAAAATCTACGCGCCGCGCCCCAAGATCCACGCGTACTGAAGGAAGAAAGAGCTAAGAATGTCAATCCGACCTTGATAATCATGATTATAAGCGACTCGTAACTGATCCCCTACTCCATCCCGGCGGTCTGATACCGCGCAATGACTCCGACCGCGCTATTCTTGACCCGGTGCGTGAAAGCAGCGAAGGGAAGGACGAGCGGCCGGTCGGGGTCGATCTCGAATGAGTCGTTCCAATTAACGCCGTCATTGCTCAAGACCACGTCCATCGCCTCATCCCAACATTCGAGGGAGACCAGACGCGTCACCGTGTCGAAGTCTATATCCCCGCTCCACGCGTCCCCGGCGTTCGCGCCGCTTTTAACGTCCATAGTCGATAAAGCTCTATACGCCATCGCGTGTATACCTCCTGTATCGCTCCCAACACTGGTCGCACAACGGAGAGTCGTATTCGATCACGTCCCATCCCAGGTCTGGATGCCCTGTGATATAATACGACTTGTTGATGAAGGGATTATACCAGATTTCAGATCCGCCAGATCGCCTCATAAACTCTGAGCCTTCTGGAAGCTCTATGATTTCGCCCGGTCTGACGTGCCACCGTCTAGCCATGATTTTACCTTCCTGGAAGCCTCAGCGTTCCCTCATGGTAGCTCTTGTGTATCCACCAGACGGCATACGCCAGAAGCCCATACTTGAGCAGCGTCATTCGATTCTGCCTCCTTTTCCTCTCTCGAAGAGAGCAAACTCACCTATAGATACCGTGTGCGCGATCAATCAGGAGCCTGAATCTGGGCAGGCCATACTTGATCACGCTGTCCACGTAGCTCTGATTTCCGAACTTGCCCTTTTTCGCCTGCGCTGTCCCTGCATTGTAAGCTGAAACAGCGAACGATACGGGGTCGGGTGTGCTTGCGTACCGTTCTAACTGCCAGTTGAGGTACGCCGTCCCATATCGGATGTTATTCGCGGGATTGTAAAGCAGATCGGGGTCGCCTGAGAATCCCAACATCTGCGCGGTCGTGTCCCTGACTTGCATGAGGCCATACTCACCGACCTCGCCGCGAGCTGCATAGTCGCCCCTGCTCTCCGTCCAGATGATAGCAGAAACAAGCGCGGGGTCGATGTTCAGGGGCTTTGCGTTGGATTCGATCAAGCTCAGGTAGGACAGGACACGCGCCTCGCTTGACAGGATCGTGGTGGGTACGCGCTCCGGGTGTTCGCGGAGTATTTGAGCGACCTCCTCAGCAGACCTCCAGCGCCTCGCCTCTGAGTCCCAGAAGAGATTACTGAGTTCGTCGGGGCTGTACTGTCGCGACCGTGAGCGGATAAACAGAACCAGACCCAGCGCGCCGCTGATAAGCAGCCACTTCTTCACGGTGCATCCCTCCCCTCAGACTATCGGAATGTCGAGGTGGGATACGCCGACCGCGATAGCCGCCGGCCCCGCTACTATCCCGTACAAAGTCCTGCTGGCAGAGACTAACAGCTTTTCGGTGCTTTCCGTCTGTATGATCGGGCTTTGCACTGTCATCGTCGCGGCGGAGCCATAATGCAAAAGCTGTGCGTTATCCAAGTTTGTGATGATGACCGCGACATCGTGATCGTTCGGATTGACGACCAGCGGCGTCGCGGCAATCGTGACGGGCACAACTATGAGGTCTCTGGGGAACGAGGCCGCGAGGAGCCTCATCAGTGCTATCATCTGACCAGTCGGAGTAATAGCAAACCCAGGCGCGCCGATAGGCGGTATGACTATCCCGGCCTTATCTAGCAGCTCTATGATCTTTTCCAGCCTCAACCCAAGCTGTCTGCCTACACTACAGAGAACCTCCTCAAGCGTCGCGCTGGTCTCCGGGTATTCTCCACGCCGGATCTGTTCCCATATATCGCTACCCATCACCGGCCTCCCTTCTGGCTTACACCTCTTGAGGGAGACGCCTGCCGATGAATAGGAGCGTCAGTGTGTCCAGTGCGCCCCCGCCGTTGTAGGCTTCCACCATGATCGCGCTTCCCTTCTCGAACCTGTAGGGCTTCTTAAGCTCATACGGTCTCTGATCGACACCTGCTAAACAGTTTATAGGGTACTGATCGGCGGAGAAGAAGTAGTTTCCCCCATTATCAGAAATCCGTATTGTCCAGTCGCCGTTTGTGGCGTTCCAGTATGAGCCTAGCTCTTCCCAGATAAACGGCTGCGCTCCTATCTCTTGCGCGGGCAAGGTCTGGGTCGCGGTAAGCGTGTTAGCGCTAAGGGCAACGCGTATCTGGTACCAACGCCCTGTTATCTTATTGTTTCCCATGAAAGTAGACCTCCTTTCAGCCTATAAGCCTATGAGCCTATCAGCCTTCTATCTCAGAGGTCTGACTCTCAGAACGTCATAGATTACGAAACAGTAGCAAGTCGCGCTCAAGGTCGTGAGTGTGTAGAACACAATGTCAAACCTGAACGTCCGGCCCTCGCTGATATAGTGAGGTATCATCAGCCTCGGATTCGCACCTGCTGATGGTATGCCGTTAGTTATGACGCCGACCGTCGCGAGGTTGAGCGTCGTCTGCTCGTTGCCATACGTTCCGTACGCACTGGGGAACGTGGGCAGCGGCCCGGACTTAACGGTATTGTCGTCATCCATGACGGCCTCGGCGTATCCCTGCGATATTATCAGCCGCATGTCCGCCTCGTCAACGTCTCCCTGCGGCATGATATTCATTCGGTAGACGATGGCCTCGTCGCCCTGTGGGAGTCGTCCCGACTGGCTCATGTTGGTATCCTGGCGCGTCTTGCCCTGGATGTCACGGAAGAACACGAACCTCGTCGATGCCGGGATCGCCGCCGGTGTGAAGAGTACCCGGTCATAGATAATATCCTGACGCATATCAGCGAACTTTCTGACTCCTACGCCTTCGATGAAAAGCTCTCCGGGCTTACCCGTTCCGGTTACACCAGGAGGCATGACCTGACCTAAAGTGTTCATGAATGCGGCTGAATAGTTGGGTGCGTTGCCTTTGCCCATCGTAAAATTTCCTTTCCTTTCCGTATGGATCGGCGGACAATGTGTGTCACGCCGGGCTATACGGTTTTGCTCTCTTCGAGAGAAGAGAATTTTGCTCTCTCCGAGAGAAGAGAATGAAGCGCACCTGTTGTCTGTCTAGCCTACCCTGTAGTCCACGCCGGCACTTGCTGGCTGATCTGGTTCAGGTACGGACTCTGATACATCCAGTCTGGGAACTGTCCGGCGGGTACAACTGCCCCCATCGAGCTTGAGGCTCTCACATTCGGTCGGCGTCCCGCGACGCCGCCTGACGGCGCGAGGAACATCCCGACGACTCTTAAGCCGTTAACGACCACCGGACCCAGCGCGACAGCCGCGCCGAGGTCTGGCTGTTTCGCGTACTTCCCAACCGCGTATCCTGCGATCAGACCCAGGATGACCTCCAGAGCCATGATCCAATTCGACCCTGGATCGAGCTTTATCATGGGCGCGAGGTATCCGACGCCTTTATTTGCGAACACAGCCCCGCCGACAGCTACGCCGCCGGTGATGAGGGTGTTCTGCAACTGCTGTAGATCAAACGGCAAAGCCCCTAATCCTGCAAGACCGCCGCCGCCTGAGAACTTAGCGCATCGCTCGACCATCTTTCCAGTCGCGGCGCTCCGTACCCGCTTTTTTCGTATACATCTTCCTCTTCTCACTGCACTGCCTCCCTTCGTTCGTGGTATGCCCTCGAAGAGCAAAACCTCAGCTATACCTGGCATGATTTCACTCCCTGGGCTATCCGATTATCCTCCAGCCCTTTGAGGTCGGGCAGGCGATCCGCCCGTTCCTGTATTTCCTACAGCCGGGCTTCATGCTCGCCTTTCCGCTCCGGCTCCTACTTTTGCCAGCGAAGCCCGGAATAATCTTCATTCCGACGATAGGGATGCCAAGCCCCTCCAAGACGGAGGGCTTCACGAACCTGAAAACCGTCTTTCCCTTGTCCCTCAGCCAGCAGGCAGCCTGACCGCCTTTGATTTTCTTGCACCTGATGATGCTGCTTTTGGTGACCTTGACCTTTGCCAATTTGACCCCCTTCCTGCTTACGTTTTCCTCTATCGAGAGAGGAAAATCACGACTTCTTGCGCTTCGCGGCTTTCTTGCGCCCCTTCGGTCTCCGACCAGTACACTGTGAGACAGGGACAAACTTATTCTGACTATCCCTGCAATTTTTCCCATCGAAGGTATAGCCGCCAGTGAGCGTCATAGCCACGCGGCCCCGCTTCCCGGTGCGGAGAGGGATACCAAGCCTCTTGAGGCGCTCCTTTGATACGAACCTGAAAACTATCGTCCCCTTTTCCTTGATCCAGCACGCGGCGCGGCCGCCTTTTACGCGCTTGCAACTGAGGACGTTCTGGTTTGTGACCTTTGCCAATTTCTGATCCCCCTTTCTACGTTTCACTAATCAATCATCGCTAAGAGACAATCGAATGGAACCACGCCGCGATTACTACAACGTCACGCGCCGACTGCATACTGTTGTTGACGTATACATTTGTCGCATCCGCTGCGATCCCTAACGTTAGCTCCCCGAACAGGTCCGGGTGACCTGACAGATTCGTGAAGACCGCGTTTGGGACTACCCCTACGTCGTCCAGGTCGGTAGTACCTCCGACGAAGTTTCCCGCGCCGGTGGGATTGACCTCCACCATAGCGACCACGCACGAATCCGCCGGCGTGTCTGGCAGAACCACGTTCACCAGAAGCGCCGCCTGCGTTCCAATGCCGACCTGCATAGCTCCCAGGTTGTCAATGCACAACAGGCAGAGGTTATACATCGCATTGGTGACGTTGAAGCCTGTCAAATCCCAGAACGGATCGGCGGGTGCGGCCGCGTAGTGAACGCCCAAAACGGTGTACGCCGCCGCGACAACGAGGCGAGCGTCAGTCAGAACGACTGTTCCCATGAGCGCCCCGACGTTGGTGAAACACCGGGCGTAAAGCGCCTTTTTCGCCCCCTCCAAGTCGTCCTTTTCCACAAGAAAATACCAGACCGGCGTTGTGTCCAGGCCGTGCACTACCGCCTGATTCAGCGCGCCTGCGGCTATTGTCGCCGGTAGTCTCACAAAATCTAGTGCCATAACTAAAGCCTCCTCTTTCTTCTCTTAAGAGAGCATTTGCTTTCTTCGAGAGAAGACAAAAAACGGCGCGCCTACGAGATTATCGAATGGAGACAAGCGGCCAGTATCTCAACCTGTCGCGCGGAGTACATGCTATTATCCACATACACATTGGTCGCGTCTGCGGCACTTCCTAGCGTGATCTCACCGAAGAGGTCGGGATGTCCTGACAGGTCGGTGTAAACCGCGTTAACATTCGCGGCATTTAGAGCGGTCGTGCCTCCCACGAAGTTCGCCGTCGTCGGGTTCACCGAGACCTGAGCAACCACGCACGAATCCGCCGGCGTGTCTGGCAGAACCACATTCGCCAAAAGCGCCGCCTCCGTTCCAACACCGATCTGCATAGCGCCCGCGTCGTCCATACACAGGAGACAGATGTTGAAAAAATTCTGAGTGCAGTCGAATCCGACAAGCTGCCAGTAATCATCTGTAGCAATCAGGGCGTAGAAAACGCCCGCGACAGTATAGACCGCCGCCGCATTTGTCCTCACATCCTGTACCGTTGTCCCGATTGTTATCCCTAGGTCAGCGAAAGACTGC